CACAATTTGGGCGGTCGTTTCAGGATCGTTCGACAAGACATCAAAATCCGCTACTTTTTCCAGCTTATGTTGCAAGTTTTTTGGCATATATTGCGAATAGAGTGAAATCGCATATCCGCCGAAGAAAACGACACCTTGATTGAGAAGGGTATTTCTAACATTGTCGTAAATTTCGCTTTCCTGGTCGCTTTCCGTGTCCATTTCTCGCTGAAACTCTACTTCATTGCAATTTAAATCAGTAATTGGATAATGTTTATTCAACAGCGCTAATCGTTTCATTACTTTTTCCCATCGACTTGTGTCGCCTGCTGGACGTGATAGTTCTAAATACATTGCCATTCGTAAATAATTGGGTGGTGTATAAAGGATACCACCGACTCTTAGCGCATCCTTTTTAAGTGAATTGTAGATGCCTTTTGGTAAATAAGTAATGTCTGCTACTGGAATATAGTTGACAAATACTTTATAGGTTCCGTGATGTTGCCCCGATTTGGCTTCTACATCGGTGAAGCCCTGTTTGTAATAAATATCGGCTAATTCTTTCGCATCGTCTAATGCATTTACTGCAAAAAAATCGTAATCCGGAATCTCGACATCTTTGTTGTAAAATTGATCTTCAATGGGTAAGATATTATTGATTGCCGTTCCTCCGTAACATATGAGGTTTTTCTTCTTAATAAAGTCCTCGACTATCTTTATGATTTTTTTGATTTCATCAGACTGGACAACGCGCTTCGCGATTTTTTCTTCGGCTTTATCGACTGCCATACGAAGGATTGCTAATTCACAATCATTAAATGTTAAATCTTTACAAATATTTTTGGGTTTCATTGGGTACTCTTATATATATATCCACCTTTTAAAAAGGTGGAGCCAAATCCTAAATTATAATTATTTTAAATATTTGTAATTTTATGGTTTTATGGTTTTATGGTTTTATGGTTTTATGGTTTTATTGTTTTATGGTTTGGCTCCGCATCTACTTTTGAAAAAGTTATAACGAAGTAACAGGAAAAATATATTAAGGTTTGGTTCCACCTTCAGCGAAGCACCGTTGGTGTCTTAAAGGTGGATATGATTTGGCTCCACCTTTCCCAAAGGTGGATTGGATTAGAATTTGAAACTATAATAATCACTACTCGCTTTTCGTGTCGCATATGAATTCGCAGGATTTTGGGTCTTTGGTGTTGGAATAGTAACTGGTTGATATCGTAGAGTATTCGGTTTTAAACAAAAAGCATATCCGCATCTATCAAAAAACTGCGCATTTTCCATTAAAAAGTTATCCACCATTTGATAACGCATAGCCACCATTTGGCATCCATAAGCGCGGCATAAAAATCCACTTGGATTGCCTGGATTCGCCCCACTATCTGGAAATACAATCGTCATATTTCGAGTGTTATAATCAGTTAGCTCTTGTGTATCCTGATTGTTTTTCACTCCATAATAATTGTATCCTCGCATAAAAACAGAATTGCTAGTAATATTGACATATTCTAAAAACTCTTGATTTTCCAAGAAAGCGTTATTATTTCTATCCACGATTAAAATAATTTTCTTTTTAAGTGACAGCAAAGGAACGCTTCCTAAATTTTTACCAGAATTTTCAAAACTATAATCTTTACCGAGCATCAAGCTATCATATGATTTTAAAATAGAAGCCATTTTGGAATAAATTTTTTGATTATTGCTCTTAATTCGTAAATGGATTAATAGTGGATCTTCAGGATTTGGACACGTACCACCTGCAAAAGCATAGTTGCTAATGGTGTCCATTACACTTGCAAAATTAACCGAGTTAAATGTCTCCTTAATATAATAATCATTTGTTGTGCTGGTGGCAACGACTGGTTGGTCATTCACTGAATATATTTCAAAGTCTAGACAGCGGACACCTTGTTTGATAACCGCCTTTAGATTACAAATATCGACGAAATCATTTTTATAGCTGCCTCCCGAACAAGCATTATAAGCGGTCTTTACATAATAATCGTATAAATTGTATTTGCAATCAGGATCTGATGCGGAAATGGATTTAATACTACCATCAATCGACGGGTATAAATTATTCATATAACTGCATTCGCGACTTTCTAATTTACTTAAATAAATCATATAGCTTATAAAGATGATCAAAATGATGATAATAAAGGCGATTATCATATACGATTGAAAATCTTCGTCTAACCCTTTTATTGCGCTTAAATAATCTGTTGTTTTGCTTGACATTAATATCTAATATAATATATTATTTTTATAATTTTGGATTAAATAGATTGAATGAAATATTTAGGAGAATTACTCCCTTAAATATAAAAGTAGGGAGTAATAACCTAAAAATATTTTCTTTATATAATCTATAATATGCCAAAAATTTGTGACTTTCAAAACTGTCGTAAATATGCCAACTATGGCGATTTTTATGGACAGCCCATAAGATGTAAACTCCATAAAGAAGAAACACATAAATTAGTTAGTAAAATATGCCAAGAAGGTAATTGTAAAGTCACATCATCATACAATTATGAATCTGAAACAAAAGCAATATTTTGTTATAATCATAAATTAGAAAATATGATATTAGTTCGGGGTAAATTTTGTATATTTAAAAACTGCAAATGCTTACCAAATTATAATTACACAAACGAAACAAAACCGTTGTATTGTGGAAAACACAAATTACAAAATATGGTTAATATTACTAGTAAAAGGTGTTTAATTGATAATTGTGACAGGTTTCCATCGTTTAATTTTTTAGGTCAAATCATACCGTTATATTGCTATGAACATAAAATGGAAAATATGATTGATATCAAACATAAAAAGTGTGCTTTTGAAAATTGTATTATAAGACCTAATTTTAATTATAAAGATGAAAAAAATGGGTTATATTGCTTTGAACATAAATTAGAAAATATGATTGATGTCACTCATAATTTATGTTTACAAAATAATTGTATTAGTAGAGCTACGTGTAATTATAAAGATGAAAAAAATGGATTATATTGCTTTGATCATAGGTTAGAAAATATGATTAATATTACAGATAAAAAATGCAAAGCAGGTTTTTGCTTAGGAACTAAAGCCAATACAAAATATAAAGGATATTGTTGTTCGTGTTACCAACATTTGTTTCCAAATGATCCATTAACATTTCAAATTCGTTCAAAAACAAAAGAAATTGCCGTAAGAGATTTTATCAATACTAATTTTAAAGGGTTTCACCATGATAAACCATTATGGACTGGTAACTGTGATTGTACTCACAGAAGACGTATTGATCACAGAAAATTAATTGGAAACACATTGCTGTGTATTGAGACGGATGAAAATCAACATAAAAGTTACGATAAAAAAGATGAAGAAATACGTTATGATGATGTGTTTATGTTGCACGGAGGCAAATTTATTTATATTCGTTTTAATCCCGACAAGTTTAAGGATAAAACTGGAAAATCTGTAAACCCTATGTTGTATACTCGTTTACCTGTTTTGAAAGAAGAAATTGAAAAACAAATTAAGAGAATTGAAAATGATGAAAACGCTGAATTATTAGAAATTATTAAATTATATTATAATGAATAAAGAATTAAAAAATTAGCATATATTATACTAATAATATGGGCGGCGGTCTTATGCAACTAGTTAGCGAAGGACAACAAAATATAATTCTTAATGGCAATCCCAGCAAGACTTTCTGGAAGGCAACATATAAAAAGTACACCAATTTTGGTAAGCAAAATTTCAGACTTGATTACGAAGGTTCACCACAATTAAATTTAACAACAGAGTCTACATTTACGTTTAAGGTCAAAAGATATTCAGACCTTCTTATGGACTGCTACATATCCATCAATTTACCGACCATATGGTCACCAGTTTTGCCTCCGCGTGCTGTAACAAACGACGACGGATCTGTCACCTACACAGACTGGGCACCATATGAATTCCAATGGATTGACAACATAGGCGCGCAAATCATAAGCCAAGTATCCATTACTTGTGGCAACCAAACACTACAACAATATTCAGGACAGTATATATTAGCATCTGCTCAACGTGATTTACCTGGTTCGAAATTAGCAATGTTTTACCAAATGATAGGAAACACACCCGAATTAACCGATCCAGCAAATGACGGAGCTCGCGTAAACAGCTATCCGACTGCTTATTATACGTCAAGCCCAGCAGGCGCACAACCATCCATCGGTGGACGCACATTATATATACCACTAGGTGCCTGGTTCAATGTAGTACCAAGTCAAGCATTTCCTTTAGTATCACTCCAATATAACGAATTACAAATAAGCATTTCTTTTCGCCCAATTAATGAGTGGTTCAAAATACGCGATGTATTAGATAATACAAATAATTATCCTTATGTTGCGCCCAACTTTAATCAAGCGTATATGCAATTATATCGTTTTTTGCAAACTCCGCCAGACGAAGAATTAGATGTAGCTTCTTATACCAATATTAAAACATTATGGAATGCGGATATTAATTTAAATTGTACCTATTGTTTTCTATCCAATGATGAAGCCGAAATTTTTGCCAAAAATGAGCAAAAATATTTAATTAAACAAGTTTATGAAACACCATTTTATAATATTACGGGTCAAAACAAAATAGATCTAGATTCAATGGGTATGGTAATCAGCTGGATGTTTTACTTCCAAAGAAGCGATGTAAATCTACGTAATGAATGGTCGAATTATACGAATTGGCCATATAGTTATATGCCCCAAGACATCACTCCCGCTTCAACAACTGGCGACTATCCGAATCCAGATCCATATGGACCTTCATTACTTGGACCAGGATTAAACCCAGACGGTACATCTAGTGGAATTTATACGACGGGAGTATATAATCCGCAAAATCTCAAATATATATTAGTTGCTTTAGGTATATTATTAGACGGACAATATCGAGAAAATATATTACCTGCAGGGGTGTATAATTTCGTTGAAAAATATGTAAGAACTGGAGCGTTTGCACCTCCTGGTTTATATTGTTATAATTTTTGTTTAGACACGGATCCGCTAACAATACAGCCTTCTGGTGCAATGAATATGAGCAGATTTACCAATGTTCAATTTGAATTTACTACCATATCACCTCCAGTCGATCCGTATGCGCAAGTATTGACTATTTGTGATCCAAATACAGGCGATATTGTTGGTATCAATAAACCAACATGGCGGATTTATGATTACAATTATAATATGTATTTAATTGAAGAACGGGTCAATATGGTGGTATTTGTTGGTGGAAATGCAGCACTTTTATATGCTAGATAAGGTGTTTCAAACTCAAAAGAGTTATTTTTTTTAATTTTTTATATGTTTAATTTTAATTTTTTATATTTTAATATTTTTATAAAAAATAAAAATATTCTCGTATATTTTATAATGGAAAAAATAACTAGAAAAACAGTTGAAAAAATGAGCCGCCAACTATACGATATAATGGAAAAACGAAAAAGAAACGCAAAACAAATCGAAGATGTCAATAAATGCAACGACTTATTATTAAACGACGCTATGTTACGCAAAAAAAAATACGATATTTCTACTTTAG